AATGTCGTCAAAGTAATAACGCTTGGCGTTACTATTGTATGTCCATCCATACCATCTGTCGCCTTCAGACCACGTAAGATTGGTTGGAGTATCATCTTGTTCGTGTTCTTTAATCCTGCGTAGTAGTTCATCGTTATCGTGAACAACCGCTTGTATTACCTCTCTGAGGCGTTTAGGACGCATAAGGTATCTTTCAACTAAATTAGTTAACATTTTAAACCGCTTTCTGAATAGGAATCATTGCCGTGCATCTTTCACAGTATTCATAAGTTGATCCTGTAAACGGGCATGAGCCCGCCATTACCAACACATGTCCTTTAATTTTGCACAAAATGCTTTTAATTCTCAACATGCTCTCTCTTTTCGCCGCACTTTTTGCATCACTATTCTTCTCTTTTCCAGTGTATATAAGATCTAATATATACAATACCATAAGCAATTGCTGACAATATAAATCCATATTGATTAGTTATTAAAGCATAGGTTATCCACAAGGCTTCATTAAATAGCAGAATTAGCCATCCCCATATTGTTTTCCTACCGACAAAAAATATTCCTGCTACGCCAATTGCAGCTAATACATACGACCAATACATTTAAAATTCTTTCTGTTAGATATCCATTATATAATATTTATATTGGAGAGTCAAGGATTTCGTCTATAGCATCATCTATAGTTCTGCCGTTATGTTCTGCTGAACAGTTACCACATTTTTTGCACATTGTTATCCTTAAATAAATATAGCCCCAGTTATGGGGCCATATCTAATATGTAATTAGACCTTCTTTGGTCTTGTCTTCTTAGGCTTTGGATCTAGTGATGTTTCTCTACGTATACCGTGGCTGTTAACATCTATCTTTATTCTTGGCTTAACGCCTTGCTTTGGATATTTTCTTGTTGCCTCACGACTTGTTACTGCACCAGATGCTGATCCTGCGCCTCCTGGTGGTGTCATTCCAGTTCCATCGTCTTTTGTAAAATTACTCATTGATGAATTGTCTTGTCTGCTCTGGTGTTGAAGTCATGTCTAGGGTTAGACCTGATTCGCCATCTCTTGAAACATCAGTAATAGTTACTGGAACAATACCAGTTTCGCTACCAAATGCTTCACATCCGCATTCAATACACATAATTACTTACCGCCGTTGCCTAGGCCAGAACCGTCTTGTGTTGACTTATCTGCTGATGAGAAAGCTGATGCAGGATCTGCTGCATATTGCTCACCATTCCAAGCTGTTGCTGTTGCTGGCTTTACTTCATTAAAACCTGTCAAGTTGTTTCCGTCTGTCATTTTATTACTCCTATAGGTTGTATTTAGATGGGTCTAGAAATCCATCTATCAGTCTATTATAGCATTTCTTTTTTAATAGACTAAAACGTTGGCTATTTGATCTTATTGCCGTATTTATTCCATGCTCTTTCGTGTAGAAAGAACCCTAAGGCTTCACATAGGGTATAAATTATTGCAAATGAACCAGCATACTCCCAGTGTGCTTCTCCAGTAATTAGTAGCTCAAAAAAATATACCAGTGTGCCTACAAAAAGGATATGTACTGCAGGCCATGATAATGACTTGTATAAACTTCTCTTGGACGATTCCATTTTAATACCTCTTATGATTTATATTCGTTGTGCCAACACTTGTCACAAATATCTATAATTCCGCCTTCTGGTTTAGCAGCAATCCTACTAGATTTATTACTACATCCAGGCCATTCACATAACTCACCGAACACTATTTGGACCCTTTGGCTGTTTGGCCACGATAACCTGTCTTCTTTTTATTCATAGAACCTGGTTTCTTAAATCCTGCACCGTTAGGTGTTGCTGCAATTCTTTGCTCTAAAGCCTTTTTAATTTTGTCGTGGTGCTTACCCATTTTGTTTTTCTATTATCCTAACTATATATCGTATAACCTCATACGGTCTCCACTCTGGAGGCAATTCTAAATATCTTATCTCATCCGCAATTTTTTTCCTATGACTTTCATCTAGGTATTCTATGAGTTTATCCATACATCTATTCTATCATTTATATACTAAAGGGGCAAGACCTGAGTCCTGCCCCTTTAATTTAAAGAATTACTTCTTTAGCTTGACCTTAGCCTTTGGATTCTTTGCGTTCCACTTTGTAGCAAGGGCATTGTATTCCTTGATATAAATAGCCTTAGCAAGATCCGCTGCTGCCTTGTCTGTAGCAAGCTTTGCTGCTGCATCTGTAATAGCCTTATCTGCTGCTACCTTATCTGCTGCACGTCCAGCCTTCTCTGCTGCTAGCGCTGCGTTAGCAACTGCTAGTTCTGCAGTTCTTGCTGCAAGCTCACCTGCAAGATCACGAACTGCAACTGTTGCTGTTACTGCACCTACTGGTGTTGAAAGACCAGTTACTGCTGCTGCAACTGTTGCATATGCTGTAACAACGACTGAACCTGAAGCAGGAAGTGTGACTGACTGCTCCTTTGTTCCAAGTGTTGCTGTTGCTGTATCTGTTGTAAGCGCTGTTGCTGTTGCAACACCATTTGAAGATACTAGAGTATTAATTGTTGCTCCACCCTTAGCGTTACCGAATACATCGTATCCAGTTACCTTTAGTGTTGCTACTGTGCCTGCTGCTCCTGATACTGGTGCAGACAAAGCGATTGAGTTTAGGGCACCTGCTGTACCCTGTACATAGTAAACAGTTGTAGTTCCAGCACGAGTAATCGATACTGTTCCTACTGATGTAGACTTAGTATATACAAAAAAGTCTGCTGAATTTCCAGTTCCTGTTGAAACTGAAAGTGTTGAAGATCCGCTTGATGCGGTTACTGGTGCTGCTGATGTTGCTAGAGCAGAAACAATTGTTGCATTAGTTGCAACTGCTGTTACTACTGTGCCAGTGTCTACTGACGTTACAGCAATCTTCAATGCATCTGCTGCATCGATACTGTTGTCTGCTGGCACTGGAAGTGATACAGGAGTTCCTACTACTGTTCCACCTGTTGCTGCAGATCCCGCCACCGTTAGGGTAACAGTTCCAGCATTAGCCTGAGCTGCTGGCGATACAAGCATTGTGCTAGTCAGGGCTGCAGCGATGATTAGCGATACTTTCTTAAATGAGTTCATTTAATTTATTCTCCTTATTTCTTCTGCCTCTAATTTGAGCACAGAAACTTAATGTAATTCATGTATTTTTACATGAAATGAACAGGGATCTCCACCTTCATCCCATTCTTGCATTTCTTCATCTGACATTGGTGGGCCATCATGTGTATCACAAAATACATCTGATACCCAGCCACGATCATAACCATTCTTAAGCCATATTTCAAACTCTAAATGATTAGTATCTTCTGAATCAAATTCTAGATCCATTCTGAAATCTCCTTTAGCATGATGTGCTTAGGCTTTGCACCAGTAATTGTTTTCACTGGCTTTCCAGACTTAAATAATACCATATAAGGTATTGATGTTACAGAGTATTCTGATGATTTTATAGGATTCTCATCAACATTTAACTTTCCGACCCATAAACCACGCTCTTCTGATATCTCATCTAGGATTGGAGATACCTTTTTGCATGGTCCACACCATGGAGCCCAAAAGTCGATAAGCACTAAATCGTGAGATTTAAGTACGCTATCAAAACTTTCATCTGTAACTATCAACTTACTCTCCCTTTAATTCATCCGCTGCACTATTGAACTTATTCATAAATGTTTGGATAACCCAGACTGCGGTTTCTCCTGCATTTACAGACATAGCCTTTGAAGCTTCTTCAGTTCTATCTTCTAGGGCAAGGCCGTTGTACCATTTCTGGTACAACTCCTCACCAATTTCTTTAATGATCTCTTCAAGTATGGTTAATTGTTCACCCATTTAGAGCGCCATTTAAATTAATTAACTTACCAGAAGTTACCCTAGAACTAGATGTATTGATAGATGTCTTAGCAATCAAATCATAAATCTGATTGTAATTAAGTTGTGGCTTATGCGCTTTAATTGTTGCCCATGATGTGGCTGCAATTACAGTTGCACTAGAGGTTCCAGCGACATTGATAGTCTTTCCGCCAACGGTGACCGCTTGTGTTGTTCCCTGTGCAAAGAAATCTGTTAGCTTAGGGTCATAATTGCTATAAATCGCAACAGTTTGTGTAGGCATTGTAGCACCAATTGCTATTGCAGATGGGATACATGCTGGCCAATCGATTCTTGAATAGTCTCTAGTATTTCCAGTTGGGAAGAATACTCCGACATCCATTGATTTCAATGTTTCAATCTTTGATTCGGTTACTGGTGTTTTAGGACAATAGTCTGATCCAGTTACCAAGTTGTGGTGTCCTTGAGACATAGAAACAGCCTGAATGTTAAACTTATTCTTATTTTGGATTACCCATTCTAATGCGTTATACACAGTAGGTTCTCCTGCAGCCTGCCTCAATCCATTGATGTTTGTACCGATAATCTTAACAAAAACAATGTTAATGTTTGGATTTGTTGCCACTGCAAGAGATGACATTTGTGTGCCATGATCAAATCCATTTTTTGAAAGCCACTCTGTCTTCAATGTGGCAGAGCCAGGACCTTCCATGACCGACAAGCCATTTGGGCATGAGCTCCACTGAACAACACATGCTTCGTAAATAATCTTGTCTTTAAAAATAGGTAGAGATGTGTCAATCGCTGTGTCCAGGATTGCTATTGTTGGAATTTGTGCAGACTTGTTGCTAATATTGTTTTTAGAAGCAGCAGTTGCAGTTGTAGGTAAAGCGATTACTAGGGCTACTAGAGCCGTGATTATTTTTTTATTCATAGTACCTATTCTACTAAATATTGACAGGTTGTCAATAGGCTATTCGTTATCTAGTTTATCTAACTTAGCCTTATACCATTTTCCAGCATCGAGCTGTGTTGGAGTCTGTAGGCCTTGAGACTGTAATAGATTAGTTAAGCTTTGTGTATACAACTCAACCATCATTTCAAGTCTTACGACTTGCATTTCTAGTAGTCTTAGTCTTTCTGACTTTCTCACTCTGTTTCCTCTCTGTCTACAGGGGTAGGTGCTGTAGCAACACTACCGCAGCTAACACATTCCATATCTAGGAAATAGGTAGCAATTTCAAAGTCTTCAAAAATAACTTTAAGGTTCCAAATTTGTGATCCACATGGACATACGTGTGTTGGGGTGCCTCTTAAATCAATAGAGTTCTCATAACTTTCTGGTCTTAATTGTAAAATGTCATCAGAGTGTCTGCCTTCTCTTTCAACATCTTCCTTGTCTACCAGCAAAATTTCATAGTTATCAAGGAATAGCTTGACATTTGCTTTAATTTTTGATGCCCAGATGTATACTGCAAGTGTAACTGCAATTACTATGAGCCATTTCATAGTTCTATTATACCTTAAACTTGGATGTATGTATAGGGGGCAGATACGCTCATATTAAACTCTGAAGCAGCTTCTAGCGCCGCCTTTAAGCGTAAGCGTGGATTCTTTTGATTCTTTGTAGCATATAAAGCACCAAGCGCTATCTGTCCACCGCTTCCTTCTGCCATATAGTTAACAACATTCTCACCTACGTGGAAGTCTTCGTCTACAGTAAAAACTCTTCCACAGATTCCAACTATAAATATTCCACCAGTGTCTTCTTCTGAAGAAGATCCGATGCTTCCGTAACCATTGTCTTTGAATGCCTGTTTAACTGAATCAATAAACTTGGTCCGCATAAACTTATCTAAACCTGAATTAGTTTTTGTTGGAGTATACTTTGGTGGCGTCCATGAGTATTGCAAAATTTGTCCCATGCGAAATGAATCTGTAAACGCAACTCCGTACTGTCCCACTTTAAACACTTTAGGTTCTTTTCTTGCAAGAATCCAGCCAGTCTTATCATCGGATGCGGCGTGATCGGATGCCATATAAACAACACCATTTTGGGCAATAGCTACTATACAGGTCATATCCCTAGTATACTAAATATAAATTCGAAGGTATAGGCTATTTTGAGGTATTTTTTTCGATGCGATCAATTGCATCACGCAATGAGGAGCCGCCATTATTAAATAGCTCGGCTTTAATGGTTGCCAGCTCAGCATCTATTTTATTAAAATGCTGTTGTCCGTCATCTAGCCTGGCGGTTATTCCTGGGGTTTCTTCTGTTCCATACCACTCATCAATAAAGTCAAACCACGTTTTGAATAGCTTAATGAATTTGCCTACAAAGTATCCTAGGCCAGCGCTTGCAGCAGCCGATAACACAATCCATTCTAATACGCTCACATGTAAATTATACTCGACTAATAGTTATAACTCAAAACTAATTTAATTTAATTAGATTATTCCTAGTTGACTTAAACTAAAAGTTCAGAGGCCGCAATGTCGTTTCCGCAGTATCTCTTCTTAATAATAAGCTCTTTAACACTATCTGGTCCTAGTTGTCTGCCAGCAAGGATAATAACCCACCTAGGCTCAAATTTAGAAGATATGCATGTCTCACACATTAACAAGTTAATTGGAATTAAGATTGATTTTCTTACACTTAACTTGTTTTTGGTCTTGTTACAGGAGTAACATAGTATTTTTTCCATTAATTAGATTCCTCTACGTGTTCAAAAACGATCTCATCCATTATGGTAAATTCATCATTTTCTAGCACTTCTTCTATTTCAATACCATCCTTTTGGTATTTAACTTTTGATGCATATAGGCCCAAGCTTTCTACTGAGCCGTATACTCTTTCAGCATGAATAAATACAATCTTAATTACTTCGTAATATTCTCGCACTTGGGACCCCTTCCAGTTCGCATCTTACTCCATAAGATTCGATTAGTTTTTTAACTTTTCCAACGTAATCAATTACCATTTCTTTTTTAATACCTTCGTATTGCAAAAAATTGTCTTCATATAGTCTTATTGCTAAAAACTCTGGATACTTTGCTATGTCCATTTGCAAGCCCATGTCAGGCTTCTTAATTTCTCTAATTCTTTTTGCCATTTCTGGGGTGTAAAAAACTGGCTTGTTTGGATCGCCCGTCCATTCATTGACACCATATCTAAAGTGGTCTTTGTCTTTGTTTATAAATTCCATTTTTTAAATACCATTTTTTGTTTTTATTTTTTGCCAAAACTCTTTTGTTTTGTGAATATTCTTTACCTTGTCTATCTCGCCAGAGTTTAGATATATGCCGCCCCATACACCGTGATCATTGTTTATGGTTCCAGACTCGAAACAATCTTTAGAAACTGGACAACTCAAACAAGCTTCATCAATACTTGAGGCTATGATTGGATCTGATTCATACTTGTCGTAAAATAAATTTGTGTCCATACCACGACAAATAGCAATATCAAACCACTTAAAATCACTTTCCTCTAGACCTAGATCATTTAAAATATTTGACATATTTGTCCGACATCTTCCATGTTCCGTCTGTACTTATAGATAAATTCTCTGCAATTCCCCAAGAATTGTTTTTAAATAATCCCTTTTTATTAGAAAACCCCGTTGGATTTTTTTTCCATATAATTAAATTATAGTTATCCCAATAGGATTCTCTATCTTTAGAGCTGAATCTTTCAATAAAGACATCAACTCCTTTAGGCGTCAAAACTAGCACTTATTTCCCTATCTGTTAGTTCCGCCTATATCCTATTATATAATATTTAAACCCATGCTGTCAATAGATTATTTAATCTTTTTTATTTTTAAAATATCTATATGCTTAATTTCATTGTCTATATTTAATACATCAAGAGCATATTCTTTTGCATCAGATTCATTAAAGGCTTCAACCTCTATATCAATATTTAGCTTAATTAGATATTTTTCCATCTATCAATTATATCACAAATATGGTATAGTATATATATGAAAAACATAAAAAGCATAGACGGAAAAATTCATATTATTGAAGATTTTATTTCTCCAGATACAGCCATGTTTATATACAAGGCTATTAATCCGCATGTTGATATGAGTCACCAAAAAGCTGGGCCTTCAGTATTTTCTGGCCCTAGTGCTGGTGATAATGCAGAAGAGGTTGGAATAAAAAGACCTATCGCACACTACAACAATGACCCAATGTACAATGTTGGAATTGATTTACTATCATTAATATGCCCAATGATGTCTAGGGTAATATCTGATTTCTATAAAGAAGACTACGATCTAAAGACAGCATTTTATAGCAAAATGGTAACTGGCGGACGAAATGTTTTGCACATGGACAATAGATTTGTTTCAACAAAAGATGAGCTATTGGAAAGACCTGGAGCTGATTCAGACAGATCTGGGTTGCTATACTTTTATTCTGACTGTGAAGGTGGAGAGTTAAACTTCCCATTCCAAAACTTTAAAATTAAACCAAAGCCAGGTACGTTTATATTCTTTACTGGTGACGAAGAAGTGCCACATGAGGTAACACCAGTTCTATCTGGAGAAAGAAATAATCTAATTTCATTCTTCTGGCCAGCCGTTAGAAATTCAGATGAGTTTTATAAAACACAAAGGTATACCAATGCAAGAAATGGAATACACCAGGAAGTTCAGACAACTCTTGAGTTTTTAGAAAAGCACAAAAACAAATAAATTTATTTCTTTTTAGATCTTATCTTTGCAAGCTCTTCAAAGTCTTTAACCTTAGTTTCTCCAAGGTATCCCCAGGCGTAACCATCAGCAATCATTTGCTCATTTACAGAAACTGTTGATCCGTCTAGATACAACCATCCTAAGATTCTTCCGTACTTTTCTGAAGAATCCATTTTTTCTGTTTTAATAACAACTTCTTTAGCGTCTTTAATCTTAGACTTAACATACTCTTTTGCTTCAAGACCTAAAGCTTTTTCAATCTTATCTTTTGTTCTACTTTCTGGGGTATCGATGCCCGCAAGCCTGACTCTTGAACTAAATGATATATCAAAACCAAGATCAATCTCTACGTCTATTGTATCTCCGTCTACTACATTAGTTACTTTTTTTACGTGATATTCATACATTGTTCGGGTGCCTTCCTGGGAAAATTTTTGAATTTCCTGGTATATCATACCAAGATCTCTTAGTCCAAAAAAGAGAAAGGGTATGTCTTACTCCCTCTGTTATCTCACGAACACCATGAAGATGTTTTGAGTCTCCTTTAAATGAAATAAGCATTCCTGGCTCTGGTTGAATTTCAAAATCATATTGTGGCATGTAAAGAGAGCCTCCTACATAATCACTATTAAAATAAAGTAAGCTTGAGTAATGTTTATCAAAAAATGTTTTTCCAAACTTTTCTGCGCTCTCAGGCCATATTCTGTAGTTAGCTAGCTCTTCCCAATCGTAATCCTCTTCAGGATCAAAGTAATCTATGTGTGGCTCTTGAAGTCTACCGACTCTCCATCTGTGAAGTCCAGATAGCTGTACCAAAAGTTTTTGATTAAATTGCTCTTCAGCCGTAGCTTGCATTCTTTTTTCTATATCAAATACAAGGTCTAAAGGAAAATTTGGGTACATGGCACGAGATTTAGGAATATCTGTTGTTCCTATTGTCATGCCATCCCAAACATCTTTTCTGCCTGTAGGATTACTACCCGTAATTTCTTTTTGATCTCTTTTTAAATTTTTATATCTTTGAATTCTTCTTTCTGCATCAAAGATATTCCAATCTGATTCATTAAGAGAGCATAGTGCAGAGTTAATTACATTAACCTCTTCTTGGCTAATGTAATTCCTTATAATGTGTACGTCAGGTATTTTAGTTTCTAAAATTTCCATGACTACTTTTTCTTGACTGCCGCCTTCTTTACAGGAGCCGCTTTCTTTGCGGGAGCCTTTGCTGCTGGAACTGGTGCATCCCAGTCTGGTCTAGCTACTGACATGACCAAGCTGTATGCTCTCTTCTTAAGGAATACGCCATCTCCATTAGCCTGTGATCCCTTTGCGTTTCCACTAGTATTTCCTTCGTAGCAGTGCAAATTCTTTCCATCATTCTTAACAACAATTCCAACATGCTCTGTATCTGTTGGTGTCTTATCAAAGTTAAAGAATACTACGTCTCCTGCTTGTGCTTGTCCGATAGGAACAATTCTCTTGTTCTTAGCAAACCACTGTGCTCCTGCATCGCATGACGCAAAGCCTTTCTTTGTTGAAGCTGCAACTAGATGAACTAGTCCTGCGTCATCAAAGCATCCTGAAACAAACATTGCACACCAAGGCTGGTGATTCATTCCGTATCGCTTTCCAAAAATTGTATCGTTATTTGGTCCTTCTGAGTAGCCTTCATCAGCATACTTCTTTGCTGCAGCTACAACTTTGGCTGCATTTGGGTGTATATTGTTTGACATTTAAGTCCTCCTTTAAGGTTATATGTAGTATAGCATTTATTTTGCTTTTTTGTCTACCGCTGAAAATGCTGCATTAATTTCTGCCACAGTCAGCTTGCCGTCATCCAGGAAGCCTCTTGCTAGTCTTTCAACTACAGTTGCTACTCCTAAAGTTCCTGCCAATATTACTGCCTTATAGGTTTCAATTCCTACCACTGCACCTGCTCCAATTACGGACAATCCTGATGCTGCAAATACTGCAATTATTCTCATAAGAATATTATTTATGCTTGCAATTGCTCCTGATCCTACTTGTGTTGGCTCTTCAATATATGCCTTTGCCATTTTTATTCCTCCTTATTTCTTATTGGACTTGTAATTATCCAAAGAGCAGTCGTTGCCATAATGCCATAACCGACAATAGTCTTTGCACTTCCGTCCAGAACTACCCAAGCAATAAACATTCCAAGAAGGGTCCATGCTTGGTCAACCATATCCTTTAGGATATTCTTTATTATTCTTACCATTTTCTTCTTCCTCCTTGACCTGGTGAATTGGCCCCTGAGCCTCCACCAGAACTTCCTCCGCCTGTGCCACCTCCAGTGGCTCCTCCTGTTGCTGCTCCCACTGCATTAATAGCAGCACCTGCTGCAACAACTGTAGCGACAACCATATCTGTTGCTTCTTCTCTTTCTTCTTCAGTCATATCTGCACCAATGCTTCCAAGAGCTGCAATTGCCGCTGCTGGATTAGTAAATAATTCTTCTACCAAAGCTGCTGGATTTTGCACAAGCTCAACTTGTGCAGCGACAGCTGCAGTAATTATAAGAGCGTTTCCATTTTCATCTGTACGAACTTCAACTGGTGTTGATGGTGGCAGATCTGAATAAGAAACTCCTGCTGCTTTAATTTCTTCTGCTGAAATAGATTCTCCTGGAGCAAGATTTTCTATAAGTTTTTCTACTACAACTTCTTTTTGCTCTTCAGTTAGTTTGCCTTCTTCTGCTGCTTTCTTTAATGCTTCTTCTTCCGCCTTTGCCGCTTCTAATTCTGCAGCTTTTGCTTCAGCTTCCGCTTTTGCATCTGCCGCTTCTTGTGCTTTAGCTTCTGCTTCTGCTTTAGCATCTGCTTCTTCTTGAGCCTTTGCTTCTGCTTCAGCCTTAGCATCTGCCTCTGCTTGTGCTGCCGCTTCAGCCTCTGCTTCTAATCTATCTGCTTCCGCTTTTGCATCTGCTTCAGCTTGTTCTTTAGCTTCTTGTTCTGCTTGCGCTGCTGCTTCTTCTGCTGCTATACGATCAGCCTCTGCTTTAGCAGCGGCTTCTTCTGCGGCTACACGGTCTGCTTCAGCCTTAGCTGCCGCTTCTTCTGCGGCTTTAGCTTCTGCTTCTGCTTTTGCTGCAGCTTCCGCTGCTGCCTTGGCTTCTGCTTCTGCTTTTGCTGCAGCTTCCGCTGCTGCTTTTGCATCTGCTTCTGCTTGTGCTGCTGCTTGTTGCTCTGCATAATAATTAACTGTAACCTGTGCTGCATTTGTCATTGCAGTTACTGCTTCATTTACTTTTGTTGTTGCTGTATTAGCAAGGGTGTCTGCTGTTTGAACTGCTACTGTAGCAGTTTCTGTAAGCTGATTTAATGTTGCAACTTCAGCTGCTTTGACTTCTGTTTTATCCACAACTACTGCTTCTGCTGCAGTCTTTTGTGTAGTAAGAGTATTAAGAACTGCAGTATCATTATTAAGTGTTGTCTGTGCAGTAGCAACTGCAGCAACTAATACTGGATCTTTTGTCACTGTTGTAGTTGCAAATGCTTCATTGACTGGGGTAGTAAAGTAGCCAGTTCCGTTTTCTCTTGTTATCGCCCAGCCAAGTATGACGGCTGATCCTCCACCATTTTCATAGTACCAAATAGTAAAGTCCTGTTGTTTATCTGTAGTTGTGTTATAGGTTGGGGAATATTGACTCCACCCCCCGCCCTTATCAATCCATTCATTAATTGCAAGTTGTCCATCAACATACATCTTTGCGCCATCATCTGAATGAATTGCATACCTTACTGATACTGCTTCTTCTGGAACGGTAATCTTTCCTTCAAACTTAACAATTACATTGTCTACTCTGCCAGAGTTAAATACCTGTCCGCTTCCAAATTGGTGAGCAATATAAGGAACTGTTGTAGTTGAAAGTGGTGTTGCATTTTCTGCTGGCATTGGTGGCTGCTGCCCACCAGGAGATGCGTAAGTTGTTACCTGAATTCCATTAGTTGTAGTTGTAACGGCTGAAGCATCCGCAGCAGCCTGTGCTGTAGCAAGGTTTGTAGTGTCTGTTGCAACTACAGCAGTCTGAGACTCAACCTGTTGAGTTACTGTATTTAAATTTGTTTGAGCATTATTTAGATTTGTTGTCGCTGTAGCAACTACTGCAGTTTGTGATTCAACTGCTGCTTGGGCTGTTTCTGCTACTGCTACTGCAGTCTCAGCAGACTGTATTGCATTGTTAGCATCCTGAACTTTGACTGTAGCCTCTGCAACCGCAGTTGCAATTGGCTCTTGAGTTGTAGCAATTTGAGTAGCAGTTTGAGTGTCTGTGTTTGGGACATTTGCTTGAATTGTAGATATGATCGTATTTGCCTGTGTTTGAGCTGCCGCCTGTAGCGTTGTTTCTGCCGCCTCTATTTTATTTGCAACTATCTCAACTGTAACAGGAGTGGTTGCTGTGGCGGTATCTGAAGATGGGTTTGCTGGTGTTACCTGAACAGTAACTTCTTCAGCATGTGCATTGCTTGGTCCAAAAAGAAAGAGCCAGCCGATTATAAAAAGGCTGGTTAAAAAATACTGTAACTTTCTAGTCAACTAGGTATCTCCTAAGTAATGCAATATCTTTGCTTACTTAGTAATTATACCAGATGTGTTAGTTTAATTAAACCTTATTATTAAGCAGTTATGTAAGTACCATTAACATAAATTTTGCTAATAGTAGTTAGTGTTACTGGAGTTCCTTGCAAAAACAATCCTTCTCTAATCGGAGAATTAGCACCGCCTGCTGACTTAAGATAATGAAGATCTAATACATCAGTAACTCCTGACGTATCAGCATTAACAATTGTATGACCAGTTCCAGTGTCTGGATCAACATTAGGATCGGCCCATGCCCAGCCAGAAAAATGATTAAAACCAACAGCAGGAGTAAATGGTAGTTGTAACTTATATTGTCCAGTTCCAAAATTAGTAACTGTGGTGAAATCAACTTGAATTGCAAAACTAACTAATTTTCCTGCTTTAACGTAATAAGAATTATATGTTGGATATGTAGCGCCTGTTCCAGTAAACGCTAGGCCAGTTGCTGTAAAGTTTGGTGACCATCTTACTGCCTGCCCACCTACTGCATCGCTTACATGTATCATGCTTTCTCCAAAATAAATACTGCTACGGTTACTCCTGAATCGCCCACTGCAAAAACTTGATCATCTGAGCCCAAATCTATAGAAAAGCTTTGACCTGGGAAAAGCTTATGCCCATATCCTGATGTCGTAACTGATTGATTGCCAATGTATGCGTATCCGCTATCTGATGTATTTTGAACCGATAATGAATTTGGCGTATCTATCATATCATCAATAGTAAGCTCTTGTGCTGTACCGTTTAAAGTTAAATTACGTGTTCTTAGCATATTTACTCCTAATAGGGGTTTACCCTAGATATACATTATACCTTACTTAGGATTATCTGTCTTATAAAAGCCATTACCTTTAAACTGGATTCCAAAGGGGGTGAAGTGTCTTATCATATCCGCTTCACATTCTTCACACAGGTAACCTGGATCATCTTCTGAGATTGATCTGGTCACTGCAAGTGTTGCATGTGCATCATCTTGACTACACTTGTATTCATATACTGGCATTATAAAACTCCCTGTACTCTTTTTACCATCTTGTGTAGTCTGTATAGCTGATTGTCCCACACGCTATCTGAAATAAGTATATCTGTTATTCCTAAAAGACTAAGCTTTTTTAATTTTTCTAAAACAGCATCTTCAGTGCCGTATACCATAGAGTTACGCATCATGTAATTCTTTTCTTGGTTGGCTACCGCCCTTGCTTCTTCGTTGGTATCACGTATTATGACTATGGTTGAGGCCATTTTTCTTTTTGTATTTACCTTAAACCCCTCTTTATATGTTGATAGCATAGCCAGGTGAATGTCTGCATACTTTTCTGAGTTTTCAATTGTTTTTTCAGAAGTTCCGCTTATCACAATGCCTGGCTTTTTTACTAACATGGGGTGATTGATAAATTTTTCTATCCACTCTGTTGTATATAAAACTCTTTGATCTTTAGTTCTCATTTGATCTGATATGAATACCATGTTGTTTATACTATCTTCATCTTCTTTCATATCTCCCGCCGCAATATTTAGCATCACTCTGTCTTTATCTATTTCATGAAAAGAATGCATCATCATTGCACAGAGCTCTGGGCTGACTGCATATGTTCTAATTGCAAACATATATTTAAATGAATGAGTCTTGTCTATAATATTTGCTACCTTGATCATATGATCTGGCAAAAGAGAATGGTACACAAGCAAAATTGATTTGTACCCTGCATCGTTTACTGTGTTGGATAACCTTTTGAGTGAAACTAAATCACTGTCATCCCTAACTGACATCCAATGCAGGTCCATAACTTCCCTAACTAATAATAGAGAGCAGTTTGAGGACTTACTCAGGTCCATCCTGCGGGTAACGGCCCGCTATCTGCGACTCCTCAGTGACGAGGTGCAGACTATTATTATACTATTTCTTAGTTCTTTTTGTCTTTGTTGCAGCTTCTTCTTCGGCAAGATCTCTTAAATCTCCAAAGCTATCCTCTGCATCAAAATCATGAATATCGAACTTGACTGGTCTTTCACTTTCTGGAATATACTTAGTCAGTCCTACCATAAGGATTCCGTCTAAAATAAATACAGAATTTACCTTTACATATTCTGCAAGAGAAAATGTTTTAACAAATGAACGTGCACCGATTCCCTTATAAAGATATTCTTTATTTGGATCCTCGTGTGAAGAGCCCTTAATTGTTAGAACATTCTTGTCTTGTTCTACCTCAATATCTTCTTTCTTGAAGCCAGCCAGGGCTAGCTCAATCACATACATTTCATCTGGGCCTTTAACCTTAGATATGTTATGTGGTGGATAGTTTGAAGTATTTCTGTGTATATTTTGTAGATCTTTAATTTGGCGATCAAAACCAATAAAAAATGGATCATTAAAAAAATCCAGTGTTGTTACCATTTTATTCCCCTTTCAAGCGAATAGCTCTTCCGCTGAGCTACAAGGGTATGGCTGGGGATGCAGGCATCGATCCTGCGACATTCGAATTAACAGTTCGACGCTCTACCATCTGAGCTAATCCCCATCGTTGTGACTTAGTCCTATGTCTTTTAGCAGATTTTCTGCTTCTGGAGTGTAAGAAATAATAGCCTCTAGGTTTTCATTATATTCAACACTTATTAAGTTTTTATTATATAAATCAACCAATGCCTGGTCTATAAATTTTACATGGGCTTCCCACAAATCAGGTGCCAGATCCTTTGCTTTTTCGGTAACAGAAAATAATATTTCTCCGTCTTTATCGACTCCGCTAATATCTATAGCACCGATCTCAATATAGTAATCCATATCGTTAGGTTCCATTTTTCCTCCTGTGCAACAAGTAGGACTTGAACCTACGATTACCGAATTATGAGTTCGGGGCTTTAACCAACTAAGCTATTGTTGCCTGTTAGTATATTATATCCATAATGTGCCTGCCAGTCAATAGCATCTTGATGATCATTTAGTAAGGGTTGGCCCTTTATGTTTAAACTAGTATTTAATAAAATTGGAACACCAGTTTGTAAATAAAACTTATTTAATACTCTCCATAAACCTCTATGCTGATCCCTATTGACTGTTTGAACTCTTGATGTTCCGTCTTCGTGAACAACGGAAGGGATTAAGTCTGGCTTTAAGCACTTAACCGTGTACTGCATATATGGAGAAGCGAAGTCCATGTCAAACCATTTAGATGCACACTCTTCCATAACTACTGGGGCAAACGGACGGAACAACTCTCTTTGTTTAATTAGATTTACTTTATCTTTAATATTAGGATCTCTTGGGTCTGCAAGGATACTTCTGTTTCCCAAAGCTCTTGGGCCGTACTCCGCTCTTCCTGAAGCAACCGCAACAATTCCATCTTTTAATATGCTATCAACTATTTGTTGTACTGGGTAATCTCCTCCCATATCGTATCCTAAATATGGAGTCTTCCACTCTAAATGCTTTCCATATAATGCTGCAGCTGCACCCAGCGAGCTACCAGCATCTCCTGGATTTGGCATAATCCAGACGTCCTTAAATATATCCCACAATGATGTGTTAGCCTTACTATTTAAAGCACATCCTCCCATAAAAACTAAATTACTTTTTCTTGTAATTACTTTAGCGTAACGCATATACTCAATAAGTCTTTTTTCATATACCTTTTGAACTGCTGCAGCTAAATCAAATTTTCTTTGCTCAAACCACTGGCCTATATATCCAGTGCCTTCTTGTCCTGCAAAGCATGGCACATAACCCCAGTCAAAATCTGTTATCCCAGTATGAAAATTATATTTTTGCTTATTGTATTTAGGGAAATATTCATTTACCTGATCAAAATATCTATCTGGATTTCCATATGCAGCCATCCCCATCATTATGTACTCTTCTTGGTTTGGCATTAATCCTAAAAATTTTGTAAATGCTGAATAAAATAACCCAAAGCTAAACGGATAGTTGTCCTGATGAACCATTTTAATCTTTTCGCCTTCTCCGACCCAGATTGTTGATGTGTTATATTCACCAATAGCATCCAATACTACAATTACTGCATCTGTAAACTTGCTAGTATAATAGCCAGCACAGGCATGTGAGTAATGGTGGCTAAAAGATTTTCTTGGAACACCTGGCAGGTTGAATCTTGGTCTCCAGTCTCCAGCACCGCCCTTTAGAAATAGCCTGGAGGCCTTTAGAAGGGGTTTCTCATAGTAGGCTATAGCATCAGGTGAGCCATACGACAGTGCGTCTTTAACAAGGCTGTCATTAACGTACCAATCATTTTTTTCTTTACTGTATCTTTCTGCATGGCCCGCAAAGAGTATCTCTCCATCTTTAATTAAAGATACAGAAGCATCGTGAGAAGTTTCATTAACTCCTAAAATAATCATTTTACTACCCCACCCCATCTATTTTTCATTTCAGATAAAACTTTTTCCGCTACGTGTATGTTCCTGTGTGAACCCCAGTGTGGTGTGCTGGTTGCAACCTTTCCAATATCTTTGGCATGATTAAAAAACACCACGTCCTCAGACTCTAAATCCTTATGGCAACCCGAAGCATCTAAAATATCCTTTTTATTTTTATCCAAATACCAACTCCAAACTGGTATATGAAAATAGCTTTGGTGATCCTTATTATTTTTTTGTAAATCTGCTATAAAATCCATTACGCTATATGAGTTACTCCAACAGGACCACATAAATTTAATACCTGCATTCTCGCAATATTGCTCAAGCATTAAAAGCATTTGCATATTTATAAAATATGCTGATTGCGGATTCATTACATCTTCTATTGCGTATGGTGCTTTTGCGTATATAGGTGTAAATACATCAACAGTAGCAATCTGCAATGGAGAAAAATCAACATCTTCTGTTTCTGTTTTCTTAAACTTTTTATAATATTCTGCCCAGTCCCATTTAGTTATTGTGTTTGGGTCTGGAATAAACTCAATTCTTTCAAATGGTGGCAGCATACAATAAATATATTTTGGGTTTCCAAACTCCTTTATATATGCAAATGTTGAACGAACAACAGATCCTACTGAGTTGCCCTCATAAGCAATATTATGAACTGTTCCCAAAAAATTATCTTCTACAATATCTGAAAATCTATATTCTTTTGGCAAGGATGTGCCCCATGTTTGAGAGCATCCGTTTATCAGTAAGTCTGCTGCTTCAAAAAAATCCTTGTCTCTGAATCCATAGTTATTTAAAGAGTAGTTAATACCCTCTTTATTCCATTCTTTAAACAACTTGCTAACTGTTGGAGCTCTATTAACAAATATTTGATTCTCTAATTTGTTTGAAGAAATAGCTTCGGCTGTTCTTTTGCCATCCTTGATATCCCAATCAATATACTTTTTACCGCCTTGATTATCCATTTAAAGTCTCCTCATAAAATTTTTCTGCGATATGAATGCTTGCGTGTGCACCTATGTGAGGGTTTTTGTGTTGATCGTAATCGTTTGCTATTTCCCAAAACATCCTATAGCCTGTGTTATTTGCGAGATCTTGATGACAATCAGGGTGGTCACCGCTAAAAGTTTTTTCGCTAAACCACCTAGAATCTATAGAAGTATAGCCTTTATAGTATTCATTTTGATTAGCAATCTCTTTGAAGAATAAACTTTCATCTGGGTCCCAAAATCCATATCTTAAAAATATATTAGACTGATTGCAATATTGCTCAAGTAGTCTTAGTGACATTAAAGATTGATCATAAGCAATTTCTTCTGTGATAATTTCTTGTAAGATTAAAGGCAATTTATAAAATTTAGCATGCAGTTCGGGATTAACGCTGCCGTCAATTAATATGTCATTGTTATGTGTTTCTTTAGATACCATAACTTCTGGAGTTCTTGGCAGCCTAAATCTCCAGAGTGGTGGCAAAAGAATAAATAATTTTTCTGGGTGACCAATTTCTTTAAAGTAAGCAAAAACTATTTCAACAATTCCTCTTACCGACTTACCTGGCTGCCCTAAATTATCTACATCTTTTGCGTTCAACTTTTCTTTTAAAATGTTTGGCCAGATTAGGGAGTCTGGAAGCCCAGTCCCCCATGTTTGTGAGCATCCTGCAACTAAAATCTCGGCAGGACTACCCTGAATAAAATTTTTACCTCTGTATAATTTTCTATTTATAGAATAGTTTTCTTGGCTAAAAAGGCTGTAGTCTGGATGGTTCTTATAGAAAATTTTATTTTTTAATTTATCTAGATAGTATTCTTCTTTAGCTTGGCCCCATAGGTTAGGCTTATATGCATGCTTCTGAGAAAGATTTTGAAGACTAGGATATAGAAAATTATTTCTTTGACTGCTGCTATAAAAGGTATCGGCTTTTCCTAATAGGGCGTCTCTAAATCTATTTTTTAGATTCATTAGTAAATATAATCTCCATTTTTTCTAATTCTTTTTTTACTCTTTTTTCTGTATAAGTATACGTATAAGCTGTAAAAAATATTCTTAATCATTAACTGAACCTTCAACTATTTGCTGTACATATTCTGAAAAATGCTTTCTAATATTACCCATAGGTCTATGTCCAGCAGCCTTCCAGATTCTTTTATATTCAATTACATTGCTGAAAGTTGTTGGGCACAAAACTAATCCGTTGTATTCCTTTAATACCGTTGGAAGAGGAACATGCTTTCCACAACACTTACATTCTTTAGCTTTCTCTTGATAAGTACTCATATTATCATCATCCTGTCCATTGCGTCTCTTAAGTTTTCTGGCATTCTTGGAGCCCTAATCATATTATATGAGCTAGTTTCTCCGTCATCTTTTGTTCCAAAATCGTTGTCATAGCTCATAGATTCATATGTATGCACATTGATCTCTTCGCTTGTATCAAATTTACTTCTACTAATAGCATTGTAAATAGCTCCACAAACTGCATCCGCCAAGTCTTTAGAGCCTTTTCGTGGGTGGTCAACTCTATCTCTCATTATTTTAAGCTGAAGTAATTCATCTATAAGCAACTGTATGTGGGGCCCAGATAGTCTTTCTTCAGCCACAATCATTGCCATATCGTCATAATGTTTTTTAGCGACAGATAGAATCTCTGTATTGATGCCGTATTGTTTTAGTTGTTGCATCATATCATGAGAGTTCCATCTGTCAAAAGTACAAACCTTTATCTTAAACCCACGTGTTCTTAATGATAATATATAATCTTTTACTTCTGTAAAGTCTACGGACTTATCTGCTGTAGGGGTCCAGAATCTAACAGCATCAATTTCAACCAAGGGTGCTGGTTGAGAATAGCTATCTGTAACTTTAATATTAACCCATTTGTTTACGTGCCCCATTGCAACTGCACAATGGTCATGCTTTTGTGCTAGGTCTACGTGTAAGAAATATTCCTTGTCTGGATCTGGAATAAACCAATCTTCAAGTCTGCCAAATTTATCTACCGCAAGATGTCCTTTATTAAAAGCCTTCTCCACCTTTTCTCTTGATTTAAAGAATGCATCGACAGCATCTGGTGGCATGCAAGCAAATCTAGATAATGCATCTAGTGGGTTTGTAAAAAAAGCTACCTTAAAATCATCAATCGTTCTAACTGGGTTTATCTCCCAAGTGGGACGCTTAAGAGCGTATACTTTTGGAATCTTATATGAAACAATATGATCTTCTTCCCACTCTACGCTAAACTCATTTCCCTCTGTTCCATCTGGAAGATCTTCATCCATTTTAAACTTATGATCACGAATAACAGTTTCTTTTTCTGCCACAACCGCATTGTATCTTTGTTGAATATAATCATTCTTATATCTAGGAAATGACAGCAATATAACCTTGCCGAAGTCTGGAAAGCGAGAGTCTACTGATGCACGGTACATGTCATATATAGCTGCACCTGTCTTTGCTTGCTCGTGGCCAGTTGTATTGTCTATTGCAAAGCCAGAAATCTCATCGAGGATAACAACAATTACGTTGTATCCTTCCCAAGCCTCACGCTCTGAGTGACCTGAGTGTACTGTAATGGCTTTATCAAATTTAACTTCTGAAGCCTTATCGTTATACTTACCTGCGAACCAAGGTGACTTATCGATACGTGTTTTAAATCCCTTAAAGAATACGTTGCTTGCCTGCTGAGAGTTAATAGCAATGTTAATAATGTCAATGCTATCTCCTGGAGGTTTTCCATAATATGTTGCTGGATCTTTGAGGCATAGTAAAAGATATACAATGTATGCTACTGCAATTGTCGAACAATAATCTTTTCCAGAACCTTTTCCAAGCTGAGCAACAACTTCGTTAGCGGTCTGCTTAAATCTTATTTTTCCTTCTTGTTCTCCAAATAACTTGACGAGGGTTGACTCTTTGTAGATCTGCGAACTTTTTTCAATAAGCGTGTACTGGTAGTCGGAAAGTTCTGGAAGCCCAAGGTATTCTGGACTTCTAACAAACGTTCTAAGATCGACTGGTTTTTCATCAAACTCCTCACCATCGAGCATGTCGATAAGGTCATTAAAATCAAACGACATCGGATGCCTCTACTGGCACTGATTCGATTACTCCAGTTATCTGAGACAATCTTTTTGCAACATCCATCTTGCACTTAGGACATGTTGAGGTTACTTCCTTTAAAATTTTAACAAGGACCTCTTGCTTGCGCTCTGTTTCTGCAATTTGAGATGCTATTTCATTATTTTCAAGAACACCTATAGACTGCAACATTGCAATCCTTTTAGTTTCAATATCTGCAATAAGCTTTAGTGCGCCAGACTTAATTCCTAGCTGACCAGACGTATCTGCATCTTCAACTGTCTTCCACGCTTCTTTGATAAGCATTGCATAATGTTGGTCAGCACCAGATATAGCTTCTCTAGCACGATCTCTTATGTTGTTGTCATTATGAACGACATCTTTCCAGTCGTCAATTAACTCTAATACTTCTTTGCGCTGGATACCAGTAATTGTGGCGATTTGGGTAGGAGTACTTCCTTTAAGAAGTTCTTCAACAACCCTATTCATTCTATCAAAATGCTGTGATAATTCTATTTCGCTCATTAATCTATTGTACTTTTAGTCGACTAAAATGTCAATTAGAATTAGCCTTAGCAATCTTAAGAAGAATTAAATAGCCTATCATGTCATCAATATCATTATCTCCAGCAAAGCCAGACCCATTCTTAATTCTATTTATCTTGTCATCAATACGAATCTTAATCTGCTCTTGATTATCCGCCTGCGAAAATATTCTAATTGGAGATAAGGCTGAGTCTCCGTAAGATATATTCTTTTCAATTAGCATCTGTGCCACCTCAAGACACTGGGTAATAATCTTATTTCCAGATGGTGCGTCTGTTGCCATTAGCTGTAAATCAGTTACCCATAACTGAAAACCATTTTGTTTATTTGGATATCCAAACATTATTCCGCCTTTTTGTTTAGTGTTGCAATAAAATGATCATCAATAGGGTTATTGGGATCTTTTGAATACTCTATGGTGTCTATTGTAAAATATTTTTCAACAATTGGCAACACCTGTGATGCAGAATGATCAATCCATGTTCGGCTATGAAGTACAAGCCTGTCCACTATTTGAGACAAATCTTTTAGATATGAGTTTAACTCCGCATCATCTATATGCTGAAATACAAGACTAGCTAATGCTAAATTAAACTTAAACCCTTTTACGTAGTCCCAGTCGGTGGTATAGGATATATTATTTAATTTGTTTTCTTGTGGCACTAAACCTATCATGCTTGGGAGATCAAATGCAATAACCTTGTCATATGTTTCTGCAAGAGCTACGGAGTTTCTTCCGACCCCACATCCAAAATCTAATGCGGTCTCTCCATTTCCAAACAAAGATTTAATCTCATCATATACTGGCATATCTTTAAGTGGTCCACTGTATCCAGTAAGAATTAGATCTCCAGCTGTTTCTTTATTGGCGCCTAGCCATACGTCTTTGCTCATCTTTTTTTAATTAATCCAAACTGGTCTAAGTACCTTTGTATAGTCATTGCGGAAACTCCGCATTCTTTTCCGATCTCTGTAACGGTTTTCTTTTGAATCACATATCTTCTATAAAGCCACTCTTTGCTTTGATAATATTTCATCTTTCAGTCAATACCTTGTTAGCATAATGTGCAATACCAAAGCTATCTGCAACGTCAAAATCCACCACATTTAAATTATACTTTCTATTAAAGTAGTCAGCAGTTCTCTGCTTTCTCATATTGCGTAACTGATTCTTATACCAGGATTCTGCGTATCCTGGATTGGCTAATCTTATTGCAGACTTTTCATCTTTCGTTGGATTTTTGTTGCCAATGTGCGCCTGCCACGAGGATGGGCTAATAGTAATAACCTTAGACCCAGTAGACATAAGCTCAGCAATAACAACTCCATAGACATAAGACAATTTTATCACAGCATCGGGTGATCTGAC